ACCAAACCTCTAGTGTAACCTGCAGTTGCGAACCATGGGAATGCGATGTTATCTGTAAGAGCCAAGTTTCTACAAACCTCGTTTGTTGGTGGGATGTAGATTTGAGTGTTATTTACAGTATCTCTAACCAAGATCCATGGGTAGTAGGTTGCTGTGTAGTTAGAATCAATACCTGTGTTGTCCAAGTTATTTACCGCTTCTGTAGGAGGGGTAATGTTATCCGTATTAGTTGGAAGAAGGACATTACAGTCAGGAGTAGTTACGATGTAAAGAGAGTCAGCTCTTTGGTAAGTAACCATATCGATTGCTTGTTCAACCAAGTTTGAGTTTGTCAAGTAATCAATACCAGGAGTGGCAAACACGTTGATGTTTACTGCTTCAGGGTTATTGAATGTTGAAATACCCAACAGGTATGCGTAGTAGTCAGAAGTAGAGAACTCAGCGAAACCGTCTTGAGCGATCAACTTGAACGCTCCCCAACCGTCAGCCAATGGGTAACGGAGTGATTGACAAGCACCTCTCTGCCATAATGAACCACCAATTTGGTATCTGTCATCATTAGTTCTGTACTCACGATAGATATCCCATCCGTCAAAACCACCTTGTAACAAGAATGCAAATTTACGTGATTGGATTGTGTAGTATGGGTTTGCTGGATCTGTAGGATCTGATTGGAATGAAGTATCACCACAATCGAACGCTGGTGTACCAGCTGTTGGACCTGCAGTAATTGTAACAACAGTTGCTCCCGAGTCCATGTGGAAACCTTTGGTTATATAATTCCAAGGTAATGAATCAACATTACACAAGTTGCTTGGTGCCTGTCTACCTTTGTATTGGAAGAAATCAGGGTCGTAACCAATTTGGGACGATATACCCAAGAAGTTTCTTCTGATGTTATCACCAGGTGATAAAATTTGGTTAGGACCAAATGGAATGTTGAAAGGTGGATTACCAATAACTTCACCTGGGAAGTTGTAAGCTGTTTTGTAAACAGGATATGGAGGTTGAGCTGAAGCGTAAGAACGGATTACATAACCTTCGAAACCACAAGGTAGAGAATCAGGTTGTGCTTTGTCGTTCAACTCCAACATGATGTACTTAGAAAGAAGTGCGTACTCACCATCAGCAGTACCCACTTTCACACCAATATAACTGTTACTTGTTGGGTCCATAGTACATTGAGTAAATTTCTCCAAGTAAACAGGATTTGAGTCAGTGTCAAAGAAACTTCTTACACCCAAATCAAACGAACCGTTATTGAATGAAATATTTTCAATAGTAATTTTCACTTGTGTATTAGCCCCGTTACCGTCAGCAATTGAGATAATTCTAAACAGTCTGTCAACCGTAGTACCTTCAAGTTCAGAAACAACCCATGGTGACTCAGCATCTTGATATTTTTCAACGTAGTTAGCGATAGTTGCGGTATTTGGTGAGTATCTCAAACCAGGTAACGCTAAAGGAGCACACTGTAAACCACGAATAAATCCTTGGTTGTAACCATAGTTCAACATATTTTGGAATTGCTCCTCAACAAACAATGGAACCTCATTTCTTGGTTTACCGAAGTTTGTAATACCAAATACCTTCGTAATATAATTAGGATCACCACTATTCATAGAAGTTGCGAAAGAGAAGTCAGTACCGTCAGATGTTACACCCGAAAGATTGAATGTTGCATAAGGATTGAATGTAATACCGGAGTATATACCTGAACAATCAATAATAACATCAGTGGTTCCTGTAACAGTGTAAGAAGGACCATGTTGATTATTACCATACAACGAGATTCCTCGAGATCTCCAAGTAGCAACCACCAAGTCACCCCAACCATCGTAAGCCGTACCAACATAATTGAATACTGTTCCAGACACTGTTCCTGAGAAACATCCTGATGGACCGAAAGCCACCAACTGATCTACAATTGAAACAAAAGAATAACCTGAATAATTTTGACCTGTAGTCAAATCAAAATTAGAGTAGTACCATGAATCATCATTAGGTGATGTGAAATCCGCAGTGGATTCAGATAGACCAGAAACACCAAACACGTTTGTTGAGGCAGTATATGTTGGTGACAACGCGTTGAAACTCGGGTCGCTAATGGTACCGAAGTAAGAAGCTGAATAACCTGAAGATACAGGTAGATCCAAAATTCCTTGTAAAAAGTCAGACAAATCTGATTGTATTGTACTTTCACCACCGTTCAACATAGGATAAGGAGAAGTAAGATTTGCCAATATTTGTGGTGCAAACGCTCCATCAGTTGTAAATGTCACAGATGTACCACCCGAACAACCAGTGAATCCAATTTGGAATGCGGTTTCAGTTCCATCCAACGCCACTGTTGATGGATCAACGTTAGCGACAGTCAATAAAGACCAAGAAGGTCCTGCATCATAACCTGATAGACCAAGTACACGAGTTACGAATAATTGGTTAGATTGTTGTAGGTAAGATTTGGCAATGTATGCCAATTCATATTTAGGTATTTGTGTGTTTTCAAATTTCACTGGAAGAGTTCCACCGAAGAAAGCTTCGAACTCATCGTAATTTGTTATAAAGATTGGCTCAAAAGCGGGACCGATTTGTGTTTCTCCAACCAGACCCAAAGTTGTCACACCAACACTTTGAGCTACAAAACTCAAATCTCTTTCAGAAGTATAGACTCCAGGAGATACGAATATTTTATTTGATACTGCCATTTTGTTTTAGGTTCAATAAAATTTATTTTTATTACATAAATATCCGGCAAAAAGACAAAAACTTTACTTATAGTTTTCTATTTATAAAATGGGCAGTTTTTATTCTGCCTTTTTTCTACCTATGAAAAAAGAAATAAAGAATTTAAAGATTTCCAAAGAGACACACACTCTTTTGAAAAACTATTGTGATAAGAATGGTTTGAAAATGTATAAGTTTCTTGAGAACCTTATAATTGATAAGTGTCAAGAAAAAAAAGACATTTACGGAGAATCATACTAACTTTACTCCGTAAATAATTTTGCTAGGTTGAGTGACATCAGTTTGAACAATGTCAACTCTTAGGGTTTCATTTGTATTTACTTGAATAACTGAAACATCGGACCCATAAAAGTCACCGTTTATATAAACGTCCCAACTTGTAATATTTTCAGTTTGATCTACCACGAAGTCACCCGTGTAATCAACCATGATTGACTTTGTGTTAGTTCCTGCAGGATATAACATCGCGGTTTCAAATGAATCAGGATTTTCGGGATAAGATTTTTTCTTACCCCTCGATCTTGACTGAACAACTTCATAGGTATTGAAAATTCTTGAGACGGCGGGAGCAACTTCAAACTCTTCTTCATCAAGAAGAAATGCTAACATCGTAAATTCGTAATTTTGTATATAGAATCGGCGTCTTCCAATATCGATAACAGACTCATCACTTATGTTATTCATAATAATAGGAATATAGTGACCGTTAATTTTTCTGTAGGCTTGACGTGATGCAAAAGTTTGAATGACGTTTTTATTAAACTCATTCAATTCTCTCATACGGTTACTCAAAATTTTGACATTATAAGTGATGTCCACCGGAACAGGTTGTGGAATTTTATAAATGTCCATTCCTTTTACATTACCATTCCATGAAGGAACCGCGGCATAAAAATATTCTTTACGATTTGGAATGTTATAAATGATTGCCGGATTACTACCATATTTTACATCAGGATTTCTTACCGTTGTAATGAAAGGTAGTTCGGGATTTCCATTAATGTCATTGAAGTCCCATGTTTGAGTGAACTGAGACCAGTTCTGTGTCGTTATAATAATATCCACAGGAGGTATTACTTTACCCTCAACAACTGTCTGTAATTCTTCTTTTACAAAATCCAAAAACCCACGATCCAAATCTGCGTGTAATAATGACTTGGGCAAATAGGTACCGTCTTCCTTGATATACTCAAGCAATTGTTCACGTCTCTGATACAGAATTTTTTCTGGTGTCAGATTTATATTCGGAATTATTTGTTTTTTTGGAAGTGCCATTATAATCCTCTGAATTCATTTTCACTCACAGGAGTCGCAGTATAAGAAAAATAAAATTTCTTATAACCACCATATGTGTGTCTATTATCCCAGTTGGGAGATCCCGCATCAATAATTGAATAGTATCGTACTTGATTTTCGGTAATCCAATATCCAATGTAGTCACCGAGTTCAATGTTTGTTTGTAATTCCTCGAGTTCCTTTTGATAAACGTGGAAGTTCAAGACACCTGGTTCATTCTGAACAATTTTGGAGTTACCCAAGAACTGTTCTGTCGCACCATCAATCTTAACATAAGCATTGATCGATACCGGTGCCAAGAATTGGATACCGTCTTTTACCACCTCACCATAAACATCATCGTTTACGGTTTTAGTTCGGTCAACCTTGTACAAAACAATTTGGAAATTCATATCACCATCAAGCCATTCTCGACCCATGTTGATATCCAAATCGAAATCTTCACTACCGAAGAATTTACCCAATCTTGTAATAGGAACTTGTCTCTGTGCCATCTTACTTGATAAATATAACATAAATCATTATCTTTTTAGGCATTGGAAGAACAAAGCAACATATTAGCCGTCGGGGTATTGGAACGTAAAGCCTTAGAATTATTGGAAAACTACGAAGGTGCCAATAATTACATCCTGCGTTTAAAAACCAAAATGTTGGATAATCCCAAGTTTTATCCAACTCGAGCACAATCGGAATACATAATAAATTTTCATACAAGGGTTCCAAAGGTCGCAAAAAAATGGGTAGATTTAGATCCATATTTTGCACAAAAAATTGCGGATGACAAACTGTTCACACAAGTACCCGAAAAAATCTACATTGAAAAACTTTTGATCGAGAAGGATACCTCATACCACATTTGGGGTAAATTTTTCGAAAAAGATTCTGTTCAAGATTTATGGTTACCAAAAGTAGCTCTTTTGAGAGATAACACCATAAAGAATGTTGTTATTGATTATACCAAATATTTTCACCGACCACCTTTGGAACACCAAAAGGAAGCAATTCAAAAATTGTGTGAAAATAAAAAGATGATTCTCGCTGATGACATGGGTCTCGGTAAGACCACATCCACAATCATCGCAGCATTAGAAACAGGTGCAAAAAAGATTTTGATTATTTGTCCAGCATCTTTGAAGATCAACTGGCAAAGAGAAATTGAAAATTATACGAATCGTCCAACATCAATTATTGAAGGAAAGAAATGGGAAGACGGAGACTTCGTAATCATAAACTACGATATTATCAAAAACTTCCACGATGAAAAAAATAAAAAAGAGTCAGTTATTCTTAATTCTAAGTTTGATTTGGTCATTATCGACGAGGCCCATTACATTCAAAACAAACAAGCCCAAAGAACGAAACTCATAAATGATTTTGCTTCACGAGTAGATCGTCTGTGGTTACTAACGGGAACCCCCATCACAAGTCGTCCTATCAATTACTACAACCTCCTCAACCTTATCAACTCACCCGTTGCTGAGAACTGGATGGCATACGTCAAAAGATATTGTAATGGATTCCAATTCAGAGCAGGAAAAAGAAAAGTATGGAACGTCAGTGGTGCATCCAATTTAGAGGAACTTCGAGACAGAACAAAACCACAGGTTCTTAGAAGACTCAAAGAAAATGTTCTTGACCTACCCGATAAGATTATCACACCAGTATATCTGAGACTTCGTTCAAGACAATACGAGGAACTTATGGGGGACTACTATGATTGGTACGACAAAAGTGGTGAGGCGGATTCTCTGACCCTACAGTTCACCAAACTAACCCAGGTGAGACAATGTATAGCACAAGAAAAAGTATCTTCCACAATCGAGATATGTGAGAACATCATTGAACAGGACAAGAAGGTTATTGTCTTTACCAATTTTACCAAAACATTGGAGATGATATTGGAACATTTTGGAAAAAAAGCGGTTCGTCTCGATGGATCTATGACACAGAGAGAACGTCAGGAATCGGTGGACAAATTCCAAAATGATGATACCATCAAAGTATTTGTTGGAAACATCAAAGCCGCTGGTACGGGTATCACTTTAACTTCTGGTGAAGCGGTGGTGATGAACGACCTATCGTTCCTTCCATCAGACCATTCACAAGCCGAGGACCGTGCTTACAGATACGGACAAAAAAATAATGTATTGGTTTATTACCCAATCTACGACAACACAATCGAAGGGATTATTTACGATATTCTTAGAAAGAAAAAAGACATTTTTGAAACCGTTATGGGGGACAGAGAATCAAGTGGTGACTATGTTGAAGAAATTCTCAAGTCGATCAACAGTAGAAGATGATAAGTTGGGGGTATTTATAATCATATAAAAATATAGTACCCGAAATATGGACAATATCAAAAAACGAATTCAAGTACTTGAAGAACGTCTCAAAAGAAGAGAAACCCTAAAAGAGGAAACCCTCCTCGAAGCCAAGAAAATCAGAGCAGAAAAATTACCTTACGGATATTCAGCCTTACGTCAGTTCATTGATCCTGAGACAATGAATATCCACTATAACAAACATTACAAAGGTTATATCTCCAAGTTGAACGATGCTTTGGAAGGTAAAAATTATGGTGATTTATCCTTAGAGGAAATCATTAGAACAATTGAAAGATTTTCCAAAACTGTAAGAGACAACGCCGGTGGTGCCTTCAACCACGCAATCTTTTGGAAAATGTTATCTCCAACCGAGATGGAACCAAAGGGTGAAATTCTGAAAAAAATAAATTCAAACTTCGGATCATACGACAATTTCAAAAAGAAATTTGAGGACTACTCCAAGAAAAGATTTGGATCAGGGTGGTCATGGCTTGTTCTGACCAAAAGGGGAACACTCAAAATAATGACAACCCCCAATCAAGATAATCCACTTATGGATGTGGTAAAACAAGGAGGATATCCTCTTCTTGGATTGGATTTGTGGGAACACGCCTATTACCTAAAATACAGAAACAAAAGGGACGAATACATCAAAAACTTTTGGAAGGTGGTGAATTGGGATTTTGTCGAAGAAGAGTACAAGAGACTTACCAACAAAAACATCCAAGAAAGTAAAAACGCGAAAAAGTATCTTACTGAACAAAGACAAGAAAACTCCTGTAACGACAGAGACAGAGCGAAAATTCGTCAAATGTTCAACAACAACCCCTCACTTTTGAATCTCTACAAAGACACAATTATGTTGATTCTAAAAGATGTGTATCCAAACAAATGGTACGAAAGAAACGAATATAAAAGAGGTGAATCTGCAGGGGTTTATGATTTGGAAAAACCTGGTAGATCAATTATCAATTACTTGAATACCAACTACAGCGCATTTTGTCCTCTAATGAAAGATTTAAATAAAGTATTGGAACGCGCTAATATGAATCCAATCAACTTTGAGAATCTATCTCCACAGGATCAGATCAAAGAGATGAACAGAATGCTATACTACATCGACCAACTAAAACACAGAATATTCTCATCTGAGTCTAAAACTTTTCAAACAATATTTCAAATACTAAGTTCCACCTCAGGTAGGGGGTCAAAAACAGAAGATGTTGCCGAGAAAAAATTCGGCGAAAAGTTTGGTATTGAAAATGTAAAAAGAATCGGAGAACTAGGTAGTAAAGAGGACATGATGGGTATTGACTTGAAAGTAACTGTTGATGGTAAGGAATATACCGCTCAGGTAAAACCATTTGAGTCCATCTCCGAGGTTGATGGGATGTACCGAGTTGATGGTACTGCAAATGTGAAAAAATACAAAACAGATTGGATGGTCTTTATCAGAAGAGGAAAAGATGTTGTTGTATTTGATAATACAAAATCAGAGATTAAGGACGGAACTTACAACTATCCATTGGATTCCATGTTGTACCAATTCTAATTTTTAGATATTTATATGAAAATATCGTCTGATGGCAGTAATTCCAGAACCAGAAAGAACCAAATTATATAATAGGATTCTCAATTTATTGGGTGCACCTCTAAGAGCGGTGGAACTTGAATACGAAATGATGGATTCCCTCTTGGAACTATCCATCGGGGATTATTCACAATACCTTCAAGATTGGTTGATCGAATCACAATGGACTTCATTATACGGTTTGAATCTTGACACAGAATCTTTAGCTAATGCTCTCGTTCGTAGATCATTAGATTGGGAAACTCAATACACATACGCCTATTCTAAAATTGCGGGTCTCCAAAACGCGGGACCATATGTCCTAAAAAGAGACTATTTTGATTTGGTTCCAAACCAACAAATTTACGAAATTCCTGCATGTAGAGAAATCAATCAACTATTATGGTATTCACCAACCGAAATGAACAATATGATGTTCGACCCATGGTCATTCGGTTCATTAGGTGGTGCAGGTGGATTGGGTGGTCCTGGGGGATTTGCTCAATCAGGTTACGGTGGTGGAGGATATTTCTTCTTCTCATCTTATGATGTTATGTCACGTCTTCAGGATATCAACGTAAAAAGACGTTTGATTCAACCTGACTTACAATATCAAGTTACAGCACTTCCCGATGGAAAAAAGGCTGTTTGGCTTTTCAATACACCTGGTGGAAAATTTGATTTTGGTGATTCTGAATTATCAAGAGGTCGAGTTTGGTACTGGTATTATGAAGTTTGTGGTGATGAAAGAGACTTATGTCTTCAAGACAATCCCGATATCGTAAGACTTCCATCTGATATACCTTTAGATGAAATTACTTGGGTTGACCTCAACGAACCTTCAAAAGTTTGGGTAAGAAGATGGTTCACCGCATACTGTAAGGAAACCTTAGCACGTGTACGTGGTAAGTTTAGTGGTAACTTAAAAACACCTGACTCTGAAGTTCAAATGGATTATCAATCTTTAGCAACAGAATCTAAGGATGAGAAAGTAACCTTACTTACAGAGTTACAAGCAAGATTAGAAAGACTCAGACCTGAAAATCAAATGAAAAAAGAAGCTGAAATTGCAACGAACTTAAACACTCAGTTGAAATTCAGACCGATGACTATTCCAATTACAGTAGTATAAAAATGGCTATTATCAAAACAATTCCTGTTGAAAAAATAATCAACGGAAACAAAGTTAGAACTTCAGAATCCGCAATAGTTTCTGAAAGAAAGTACACCACAAACGGTGAATATTCCATCGTAGTTCGTGGTGTACCTCATTGTGACATTTTTCTGAATTCTTCAACGACAGACAAAATCAAAATCAAGGCGATGACTGAAATTTTGATAAGACCTGACAAAGGTAGAATTGATGAAGAATGGGATGAAATTCAGTTAGATAAGGGTGCTTGTATTGAATTAGTTAATATCAATCAGGGATGGTATATCTTGTCCTCTGATGGTTTGAAATTGTGGTAATTCAGTAACCGCACTTTCCCAACCTTGTTCAGCAATATTATACATGTAAGTGGGATTTAGACCACGTTTTCCCCAATACTTCAATTCCTGATCTGAGATTGTCAAAACATCATCCAAATCATCTTGGTCACCTTGTCCAAGTGGATGTCCGTTGATCAACTCACACTGTTTGGTCGTGAAAATTCCACGATCTTTAGGATCGGCAACTATAAGATCTTTTCTTACTTCATCTTGGAACACTACCAACAATGGTTCAATCCTTTTGTTGAATGTGTTGATTGCTCTTGCAACGTTGTATTCACCTTTTAGATCAGGATTATTGGATAATTCCTCTTGGTCAATCAGATAGCAATTTAGTTGTACATAGGATTCAATGTCTTGGAGAACTTCACCAGTTTTTTCGAAATGTTTTTTTCGTTGTAAATCCGAATATTTTTTTGCCGGAATTTTTTGTACATCACCATGTGATGCCTTTTCACCATTGTTGACATACATAATAACATCACCAAGATTGACACTCAAATTATTCTGAATTGCCAACTCCATGTGAGCTTGTCGAGACATCAAAGATCCAGCTTTTGTCTTTTGAGTACAACGAATTTTGTAGTCTTCTAAACTTTGTTTAACTTTAGCCCTTTGTGCGATTTTTATCAAAGGAATTTGCATATCATAGATGGTTTCCAAATATTCATAGTAATACTCGATAAATTCTTTACCTTGACCCTTCAGCAACATTTTGATACCCTTATCCAAAAAGTCTTCAATGTAACCAGGTAGTTTCTTCGACTTAATTGTATTTCCAACCAACTTGATTTTACCTGAGTCAGTCATAAGAGCATAGTTTTTACGGGCCAAATTGATACATGAAGGCCAAACACCATCATTATCAAGTGCCATTTCACCTCTCATGAAAATATCATTGTATTCAGCAATATCTGCAGCCGCACCTGTATACTCTTTACCTTCTTTTACCTTCCAGTTTAATCCACGTCCGATATACTTTCTGTTTTCCACATCTGAAGGTGCCGAGAAGTTTACACCATCAGTATCCATTACAAGTGGTTCATAACCACGTTTCATAAAGAAACTAATCATTTGACGGAGATATTGTCGACCAGTACAGGTGATTTGTTCTCCCATATACATATCACCCCAATGGTATACCTGAGGTGCCGATAAGGCACCGAACATTGAGTTGATGAAGATTTTGATAGGTAATTGTTTACGGTCGTATGACTGTGACTTTTTTGGATCTGATTCTGCAAATTCTTCAGCAAGTTGTTTGTAAAGAATACGTGTGTCTCGGAAGTATTTAAGTAATCCTTTCATAGCACCTGTAACATCACATTCAGGAAATACATCATGAACCAACTGAATAGAAGGATATAGTGAAGAGAAGTCCAACTTCAATACATTAGTTGAGTAACCCACCTTGATTAAACGAGATAAACCACCAACAAAGTCTGTCTTAGATTGCTTAGCAGGAATTGCCAACTTGTATTTATATGACCAAGCCAACATAATCATTTTCCATAAAGTAGCAGTACCCATAGTGCTCACTCTCTCATAAGTTGTTGGTACCAAAGAAGCCAATAGGAAAGAGCCTTGGTTGAACTCATCGTCTACACGCAGGGTTTCATCCAAGTCATCATCAAGATACTGTTCAACCAATTTGTCACCAGTAACTAACTTATAGACATCGGGAAATCTTTTATCCAAATCTTTGAACTTTGGATCATTGGCCTTTTTATATTTACCATTTTTTACATTCAACCAATAATCTTCTTTTTTCGAATACATAGAACCGATTTCACTGTGGTCAATATACACACGGTCCTCATCTTCAATTTGAAGATATTGAGTAATGTACTTCAAACCAGCACTCTTGATGTTGGAGTTGATTGCCTGAGCACGTCTAACTGAGTGAAGGATATCAATGATATTATAACCCCAAATAGAAACCTGTGGGTACTTTTCTACCTCGTTAGCTAACTTCAACATTTGTTCCTTCTGAGTAATGGTTCTCTGAGGGTTAAGTGACTTACATATCTTTTTTACATCCAATCCAAGTGCTTTACATCTTTCAAAAATCCAGTACCAGTCGAAGTTGAATGAGTTGTAACCACCAATAATGGATGGTTTTAGATCGTTGATAGTATCAAAGAACTTGATCAATCCAAGTCTTTCTTTCTCCTCAGTATCACATTCAATAACTTCGTGAAAACCTTTGTTTGTTTTCATTCCAATCATGAAGATACGACCATCTTTTGGCTCCAACGACGTGGTTTCCAAGTCAAATACAAATCGAGTTATATCGTTGTATTCTTCATAACCTTTGAAAAGTCGTTTTTCTTTTTGAATCAAATATTGTTCTACGGGTGGTAACATAAGGAATAATTCTCTAACCTTTTCACCCCACGGGTCAATCCCACCGTCACGGAAAAACTGAGTCAAAGCACGATATCCCGCCAAGGATTTTACCATAAAAGATAAACCCTTCTCCAATCGTTCATTACCGTGTGTCTCTAATTTGTCAATTACGATCTTGTATTTTGACATTGCTTCTTTTTGAAGTGCCTTTGATCCTTGATAAAAATTCAATCCTCTGAGGTCTCCTACCCAAGCAAATGGAATGAAATGATCTTTTACAATCGCCTTACCCTTACCAGGTATTTCCTTAATTTTATAAATGGAGTCCGTTACATAGTCAAATTCAATTGAGACTATAAACTCTTCGGGGTCATTACCCTCCAAAAACGACCTAATGTCTTCTGTTGATGTCATAATTTATAATTTTACCGAGTGACACATTTTCTTTCACTATGTGAAATTTGTCTTACTCATTCAAACATAAATATACAACTCAAGACTTATCCCGTCAACAACAGGGTGAGTCGGCAATGAAACTGTCTTGGATGTTGATGTAAAGCTCGTCTCTGATAGGGACAATTAAATTACCCTCAGGTGCTCCCAATAAATTAGAATTGTACTTTATCAAAAATTGACCAATATAACGACCTGGAGTATTTGTGTCACGTTTTGTAAATCTATAAAAAACATAGTATTCAGGTAGTGCGTTTGGATCCAAACCCGTTAGTTCCACAATGTATGCCGGTTTTGATACTATCTTTGGAATACCCGTTTCTGCATTGATCATAGTAAACGAAATAACCGCATCGGCTAATGACTCCATAAAAGATTGATATTCACTACGACCATCCCTCACAACTTGCATCTTCAGCAAAGGTAACGTCGCATTCTTCTTTATGTAAAAATCCATAGATAGTATTTTACAATAAATACCTATTAAGATTCTTTTCTCAGTCTTCCATCGTAAAATTCAAACCTATCGTGCTCAGTTGGTGTTAACAACAATAGTGCTGGGTTAATTTTTCCTTTCACAGTTTCTTGGAAAATATAACTCATCCATGTTTGTTCGAAAGGATGTGCCCACTTTTCAGTGAGGAACATTTTTTTATTACCATGTCTTGTAACAATCTGAGGCCAATTACAATAATAGATTTCACCATCAATAAATGGAATTCCCTTA